GAGCGTAGGACCGCATCACCGTTTACTTTGTGACCAACTAATGAAGTTGGAACAAGGAGAAACCGATCGCCTTATGGTCTTTGTTTCTCCGCGTTCTTCTAAGTCTTTAATCACTTCAACATATTTCCCCGCTTGGGCGCTAGGTCGTAATCCTTACTGGCAAGAGATAGCAGTATCTCACTCAGATGACCTAGCAACTAAGTTTGGTAGAGCTATTCGTGATATTATAAATACAGTTGCATACAACACAATCTTTCCAAAAGTAAAAATTAAAAAAGATAATCGTGCTGCAAACTCTTGGGCGCTAGAAGAAAGCGGCAAACAAGCTGGAAGTTTCTTAGCTGCTGGTTCTGGATCAGGTATTGCAGGTTTTGGTGCACACTTAGCTGTCATTGATGATCCTATATCAGAGCAAGATGCTTTTTCAAAGACTAGAAGAGAACAATTAAACGAGTGGTATGCCTCTGGTTTACGTACAAGATTGATGCCAGGTGGAAAAGTTGTGCTAGTTATGACAAGATGGCACGAAAATGACCTAGCTGGTTACCTATTAAAGCAACAAGAAGCTTCACCACTAGCAGATAAATGGAATGTGGTGCGAATACCTGCGTTAAATACTGCAGATTCTACAGAAAAACTTGTAGATGCTAGAGATTCTTTAATTAAACAAGGATATTTGACTGAAGAATACCCAAAACCAAAACTTGGTGAGTCTTTTTGGGGGGCACCTGACCGCGAAAATGGTTTTTGCTGGTCAACAGAGGACATTGTGCGTACAAAAAACAACACACCCCCGTTTAAATTTGATGCATTGTACCTACAAAGCCCATCATCAGAGACAGGTGGCATAATTCAGGTAGATTACTGGCAAGATTGGAGTAGCGAAGACCCACCCGAGTGTGATTTTATAATACAATCGTGGGATACTGCGTTTTCTACTAAAACAACTGCAGATTTTTCTGTAGTTACTACATGGGGCATATTTAAAAAAGATGATATTAGTTTAGCTAACATGGTTTTGCTAGGAATGGACAAAGGTAGATGGGATTTTCCTACACTTAGACAAAAAGCTGTAGATAAATTTATGAAACATAAACCAGATTCTATAGTAATTGAGAAAAAAGCATCAGGTCAATCTTTAATTCAAGATTTAAGACTAGCAGGCTTGCCAATACAAGAATATCAACCAGATAGAGACAAAGTATCTAGGGCATATGCTGTTAGTTCTCTGTTTCATAACTCAAGAATATATGCTCCTTTGTTAAAATCTTGGGCAAAAGATACAATAGAAGAATGTAGACAGTTTCCTGCAGGACCTCACGATGATATCGTAGACTCTGTAACTCAAGCTATATTGTATGTAAGAAATGGCGGATATTTAGAGCATAGTGATAATTCATGGCTTGACTTAGATGAGTCAGCAGTGTATAATAAAAAACGCAGACGTTATTATTAAGGATTGATATATGATAGTAGAAAAACAACTTGAATTACTAGAAGGCGAAGATCTTACATCGCCTGAATCTCCAGTTAAACCAGCTGATGAAGTAATAGCTACACCTGATGGTGGAGCTGAAGTTACTTTAGAAGATAAAGGTTTAATGGAAGAAGCCAAAGCTATGGGAATATTTGAAGAAGATGAAAATAGTCCAGAAGCTATGGACCACGATGCCAACCTCGTAGAATTTATTGACGAAAAAGAATTAGGATCTATTGCTAGTGAACTACAAGATTCATTTGAAAAAGATAAACAATCTAGAGATGAATATGATTCTATTGCTGAAGAAGGAATAGACTTACTAGGATTTAAAGCAGAAGATAGTGATGAACCTTTTCCAGGAGCTTGTGCATCTTCACATCCTGTACTATCACAAGCGGTTGTAAAGTTTCAAGCAAAAGCATATAAAGAATTATTTCCTACTGAAGGACCTGTGCGTACACGAATCGTTGGTTTACAAACTCCGCAAAAAATGGAACAAGCAAATCGTGTTCGTCACTTTATGAATTATCAAACACAAATACAAATGCCAGAATACGGACCAGAACTAGATCGTTTATTATTTTATGTAGCGTTGTATGGTTCAGCATTTAAAAAAACTTACTGGGATGTAAATTTAGGCAGACCAAGAACAGAGTATATTAAAGCACAAGATTTTTATGTAGATTACTATGCATCTAATTTAGAAAACGCAGAACGTTTTACTCATAAGTATTCTATGTCTATGAATGAAATTAAAAAATTTCAAATGTCTGGAACTTTTGCAGACATAGATGTAAGTGAAAGTAATATAGATGAAACTTCTGCACAAGAAGCTTCAGATGAAATACTAGGTGTTACTAAACCTTATGGTGATACCGAACGTGTAGAAATTTTAGAAATGCATGTTAACTTAGACTTACCAGGATTTGAAGACTCTGATGGTTTAAAACTTCCTTACGTAGTTCATATGACCGATGAAGGAAAAGTTTTAGCAATCAGAAGAAACTGGAATGTAGAAGATATTAAAAAAGAAAAGAAAATGTATTTCACACATTACTATATGATTCCTGGTTTAGGTTTTTATGGTTATGGTTATTTACATTTAATTGGAGGTTTAACTAAAACAGCAACTTCATCAATGAGACAATTGATAGATGCTGGAACGTTTTCAAATTTACCTGGTGGTTTTAAAGCGCATGGACTTCGTGTGCTTGCACCTGATGAGCCAATTGCTCCTGGTGAATGGAGAGAAGTAAATAGTCCTGCGGGTGACCTAGGCAAGTCTCTACAGCCTTTACCATTTAAAGAACCTTCAGGTACATTATTTAATTTAATGCAGTATGTTGTTAATGCTGCAAAAGAGTTTGCTGACTCGACCGACAACATAGTAGATCAAGCATCTAACTATGGACCTGTTGGTACAACTATGGCTTTGTTAGAACAAAGTTCTAAGTTGTTCAGCGCTGTGCACAAGCGTCTGCATAACGCTCAATCCAAGGACCTGCGAATTTTAGCGAGATTAGATTTTGAGTATCTTCCTGATCTGTACCCGTATGAAGTCGCAGGTGGTGCACAACAAGTTTTTAGAAATGATTTTAATTTAAAATCAATTGATGTTCTTCCTGTGTCAGATCCTAACATGCCAACAGAAGCACACAGGATAGCAAAGATAAACGCGATTATGCAAATAGCACAACAAAATCCTCAAGCTTACAATATGGAAGCAATAGGTATGGAATTGTTTTCTGCTATGGGTATTGAAGAACCACAAAGATATTTAAAACAAAACATGCAACCTATATCAGCTGATCCTGTTACAGAAAATATGGCAGCTATGAAGGGGGCACCACTAGTTCCAAGGCAAGATCAAAACCATGATGCTCATATTGTAGCGCACGCTGCTATGATAAATAACGTAGCGTATAAAGAAAACACTATAATGCTTCAAGCTTTGTCTTCACATATACAAGATCATTTAGCTATGAAGTATAGAGGCGAGGTAGTCCAAATGATTGGCGATCCTCAAATAGTACAAGCTATGATGTCAGGACAACCACTACCTCCTGAAATGGAAAATCAAGTAGCGTTACTCACAGCCAATGCTTCTGATTCTATTATGAAGTTAGATGAAGAAAAACAAAAAATTATGTCTGGTCAAAAAAAAGATACAGCAGAACAACAATTAGAAATTCAAAGAGAAGAATTAGAATTACGTAAAGCAAAACTTGCTTTAGATGCTAAGAAACATCAAGATGAAATATCTTTAGAAGAAGCTAAAGTTATGATTGATGATGAAAATACAGATTTAGAAAGAGATCGTAAGATGGCAGCAGATGCTATGGATATGGCTAAGTCTGGAATACAAGATGCAAAGATAATGATTAAGAAAGATATTATGTAATGGCAGCAGATCCCAGACTAAAACGTGCAGGGGTCAGTGGTTATAACAAACCTAAACGAACTCCTAATCATCCAAAGAAATCTCATATCGTAGTTGCTAAAGAAGGCAACAAAGTTAAAACAATTAGATACGGACAACAAGGAGCTAAGACAGCTGGTAAACCTAAAGCAGGAGAGTCAGCTAGAATGAAAGCTAAACGTAAATCTTTTAAAGCTAGACATGGTAGAAATATTGCAAAAGGAAAAATGTCTGCAGCATATTGGGCAGATAAAAGTAAATGGTAATGAAAGAGTTTAGATTATTATTTTTTATATTATTAGCTTTTGGATTCGTAGCTATTGCTACAGATACAAAAGCTGAAACCAATACAGTATCTTCAACTGTAGTTACAAACTCAACACCACCTACAGCAAATGCACCATCTATAATAAATTCTAATAGTGATATATGTAAAGTAGGCGTTGGCGGAAGTGTACAAAATAATGTACTAGGTGTAGCTACAGGTATATTAGTAGATGATGAACTTTGTCAAAGTTTAAAACTATCTCGTTCTCTATACTCAATGGGAATGAAAGTTGCAGCGGTATCAGTTTTATGCCAAGACCCAAGAGTATTTGATGCAATGACTGATGCAGGAACTCCATGCCCATATAATGGAGCTATAGGTACAGAAGCACAAAATTCTTGGATGGATAATCCAGATGATATTCCAGACGGAAGTAAATATAAAAAAGATTATGTGCAGGCAAGTAAGCCTGTAAAAGGAGAGATGAGTGATGCAGGTCATATTGCACTTTATAAGACTTTGTTCCTTATTACTACTGGTCTCCTCTTATTCTAAAGCAGATACCTGCTTACCTAATCACGAAGGTCTTTGTGAGCCAGGTGTTAATATAACAGAAGATACACAAGTAGAAGTTACTGAAGAAGACAAAGGCACAGAAATTGTAACTACTACAACTACTACAGTCACAACAACTACACAAACTATTACAAACGAAAACTCTGGTGATATATTAGATGGTAGTAATGGTTATGTATCATCTAGTCAAGAAGGTGATATGGATATTGACTGGGGTGGTCAAGGTCCTGCTAGTATGCCTACAGGAAATAATTGTTACGGGTTAGGCTCAGATAAATGTGCAGCTATTACTGGATCAGGTAATAGTACATCAACAATGGGTGTATCTGGAATGGGTACTACATTTATACAGACAGTAGACATTTCTGATTTAAATATAAATAATGGGGGAGAAGTTAAATATACAATAGAGGTAGATAAACAAGATGCTCAAGATAGAATATACATGCACATTACAGGACTTAACGGAAATAGTCAAATCTTTTCAGGAACTGACATACTGTCTGAATCTGGCGTTGCATCAGGTTACCAGTCATACAATGGGTCTTTCGATTTCAGTGGTGTTTTAAACAAAGTAACTATTGAAGTTGGTGGCAGAGATATTAATTTAGCAGTTGGACCTGTTTTTGATGATGTTACAGTAAACGTATTTTATAATGTTATTAATACAATTATTACACAACATATTACAACATTAGAAGAAATTTATTATTTAAACATATTTGATCCAACAGAAATAGAATTTGTAGAAGAAGTATTTGAATTCAATGATATAGTTGTAGATGATGGTATGATAGACTTTGCTCCT